GATAACTGGCAACGGAATGGAAGTCATAGCCGGTAATCTCGGGGTACTTTTTGTTGACATTGATCTGGATGGCGGAAGGTGCGCGTAATTCGTCCTGGCGCTCCAGGGCCTCCGCTACGGTATGAGGAATCAGTGTGCCGGGTGCGCGTTGTGCCCACCAGGAAATCGCTTTGGTGCGAGCATAGCCGGTATGCTCGAAGCAGACCCATTCGCTGGCGATGCGCATAAAAGGACCGCGATAGGTGACGCGCAAGGTATCCGGTCCGCCCATGCGTCCTGGCCAGCGTTGATATTCCACCTCATGTACCGCATGACGCTCCAGGCGTGGCGCGGTATCGCTGCTTAAAATGGGCAGGGTGAAGGCGCTGGCCTCGTGCTTGGGGGTAAGATCCGCCGGGAACTCATAGCCGCATTCCGGGCAGGTGCGCACGGCAATGGATAAGATGGTTTGGCACTCGGGACATGTGCGCGTCGGCGCCGCTTGCGGCCCCTGTTTGGCGGTAGGTATCCAGGCTTTGACTTGATCCACTGGGCCATGACGTAAAGTGTTGCCGGCAAAATCAAGAACCAGGCAATCGGCTTTACCTGGCGCTTGGCGTGACCCTCTACCGACCATTTGGACGAAAAGACCGGGAGATTGCGTCGGCCTGAGCATCACCAGCAAATCGGTATCCGGGACATCAAAGCCAGTGGTCAGGACATTGGCATTGGTTAAGGCCCGCAGGCGCCCGGACTTGAAATCGTTGATCAATTGATCGCGCTTGGCCATGGGCGTCTGTCCCGTGACGCAACCGGCGCTAATGCCGCGTTCACGTAGGGCCGTAGCAATATGCTCAGCGTGGTTGACGCCAGAGCAAAATACCAACCACTTCTTGCGCTCCTGGCCCAGGTCGAGCACTTCGGTCAAAGCCGCCTGGGTGATTTCCTCCCGGTCTACGGCGGCTTCCAGTTGCTTGGCGACAAATTCGCCTTGGCGAGTGGCGACCCCGGAGACATCAAGTTGAGTTGCCATGCGCTTGCTGACCAGGGGCGATAGGTAACCATCGCGGATCAGGTCCAGCATGGGGACCTCATGGGCAACGGCGCTAAATAAAGCCTCATCACCATGGCACAGGCTGCCAGAGGCAGTCCGCCAGGGAGTGGCGGTCAGCCCGACTACCCGCAAGGCTGGGTTGATCTTGCTGGCTTCCGCCAGGAAAGTGCGGTAGGTGCCGACGGCTTTATGGCTAATCAGATGGCACTCATCGACTATTACCAAGTCAAAACGACCCAGGTGCCAGGCTTTGTTATGCACCGACTGGATGCCGGCAAAGATGACGGGATCAAAGGTGGCGCGAGATTTTAGCCCGGCGGAATGGATGCCTAGCGGGGCCTGGGGCCAGACGGTGCTCAGTTTGTCGGCGTTCTGGGCGATCAGTTCCCGGACATGGGTCAGCATCAGCACCCGCGTCCCGGGCCAGTGCTGGAGGGCTTCTTGCACCAGCAGGGCCAAAATGACCGCTTTCCCCGCCCCGGTGGGCAAAACCAGCAAAGGATTCCCAGCTGGATTCGCCCGGAACCAGGCATAAAGAGCGTCTAAGCTCTCTCGCTGATAGGGCCGTGGCTGAATCATTCTGCGTCTTTCTCGTAAATGCTCAACTTGGCATAGCCAGGATGCTGAGAGCAGGTGTGGTAGGCGCTGACATAGCGGCGCACGTCGATACTGTCCTGGCACCGGCATAATCCTTCGGGTCTGCCCCGATAACGAACGGTGGTTAAGTCCCAATGCGGGCAGGTTTCGCAATTGACTTGGATTACAATTCCGTTAATTTTCATGGCTGTACTCCGGTCGCAATAACTTGATGCCATCTGGTATGGCAGGACTGACATAGCCAGCTTTTCGGCCAACGTTCAGCTTCATTGCCAAACAAATACCACGGCGCCCAGTGATGCCATTCCGCCCCGGGTTTATTGCAGACCTCGCAGCAAGGCAGGTCTTCATCTATCAACTGATAAGTTACGGTGACGCCAATTTGTTTAGCGTAATTTTCAACGACCGTTTTTGGCGCACAGACTTTCGAGCGGTAACCGCAATCACCGCAGACCAGTGGATGGATTTCATGACCGCCTCGGTTCATGGTCGGCACGATCTTCCAGTTCAATCCCTGGCAGTGTTCGCAAGGGGTTTCGCGGCGTTCTATCCAGTTCATGCAGGCGCTCCGCATTCTCCATGTTCAAAACGTGCTTGTCTTGCAAGATTGGCAGCATAAATTGCTTTATAATTTAATGCTTCTTCTGGCCAAGCGCCTTTATAAAATTTTGCATTTAATGTCGTTTCCCAAAAATGTGACATATCAATAAAATCAATAACTTTTTTTGCTACTTTTTTATAAAAATCACAGCTGTCTCCATATATAGTATTTTCCCAACTGCATCCATTAAAATAATACATATTATAAAAATTTTTTAAGTCTTTGTGCGGATTTTCAAATCCATATAAAGATGTAAGTACAGATCCTTTATGCCAATTAAACATTATTCCAGCAGGCACTTGTCCAAATTCAGGGATTTTCCCAAGCAGCAATAATGCTGGACCATTGGTATCTTTTCTAACATCTGGCAGACCCCAATCAATAACAGAAGCATCGCAAAGCAATCGAACATTATCCATCGTAATATTGCCTTTTACTTCGCACCAACATTGCAAATCTGGCAGCAAAAAATCAGGCAAATATTTAGTCCATTTTACATTATCGTTATATTCAGGTGAACAATCAGGTAAATTAAAACCTTGCGGCTCATATTCCCAACGTAAACCCATCGCATCAAAAAACACTGCCCACCGCGCTTCTAAACGCGAACGAAAACGATAGCCTTTGTAATACGTTTCTATGGCTTTAATCATTACAAAATCCTCGCGCTAAACGTCGTCTGAATCGTTGCGGCCACTGGATCAGCAAATAATCCTGGGTTGGCGGCGATCTCGGTACTGTGCCAGCCGCCGGGGCCGTTGACCGGCTGATGCTCGGGACTGTCGCCTTGATAGCGGATAGACCCCGCTTCCTCGTCGGCATCCACGGCTTGCCAGGGCAACAGGGCGGGGATAAACAGATGCTGGGCGCATTCTGCGCCTTGGCGTTGTACGTCAACCGGCAGATCGGTGGCATAGCGAGCGCAGGACCAGCGCCCATCGCCATCCATCTCGGGGGTGGCATGGGCGCAGGTACGGCAATTGACCTGTGGTACGGTGACGCCTTGGGTCTGGTGACATAAAGCGCGGTGGTTGCACCATTGGCACTGGTACCAGTCAGGGCGGTCACTGAGCCGCTCTGGTGGTTCTGGTGCCGTGATAATGCGGTGGGCCTTGGCCAGTAAAGCCTCGGCGGTCGCCGGGTCGGCATTGGTGCGGACCGAGACGGTATGCCGTCCGCCGGGGGTGGAACAGGTTAGGTAATGACGAGTCAGGCCCAGCAAGTGCAGGTAGAGCACTGCCTGAGCGTAATAAACACCATCCCAGGCCGCTAGAGCGCCCTTCTCACCATGTTCCTGCTTGGCCTTGATCAGGGCCGTCTGTTTCTTTTCATCGGTCTGTTTATGCTCCCAACCATGCCAGGTATGGGGTGCTTGGAGTAATCCATGGATGACACCATCAGCATGACCGCGAGCATGACCACTGACCGCTTGACAAGCGAATTGCTCTCCTGTTCTGGGATCAAGGGTATGCAATTCGATTCCCGGGACCAGGCGCAGGCGTTCGGCTTGGATGTCTTCGCCCCGGTGACCGTCCTCAAAGCGTTTGAGGGTTGCCGCGTCCCAGGCTGGGGCTGTACACCAGCGAAAGCCGTACCACAAGGCCCGTTCGCAGGACCGGCCTAACTCGGACATGCCGAGATAGGGCCGTGGTGGTTCGGCATTACCCGCCGCTACAATGGCGGCATCCACCGCCTGTAACGTCGGGTCCAGTCCAATGTCTGGGAGCGGCGCCATTGCTTAAGTCCTAGCCGCCCAAGGAGGCGTAGAGACGGCGGCAGGCGTCGGTTGCGGCTGCTGCCAGGGCTTCGCCTGAGCAGGCGCTTGGGCGGGCGCCTGGGCTTGCGCGTGGGCCGGCTGAGGCGTATGGGCAGGCGCTCCCAGGGGGCGATACCCGCCCACCTCATTCTTGGGGCCGTAGTTCTCATCGATCTTGTACTTGAGGCGAGCCACCAGGGGGATGCCGTGCAGTTGGCTGGAGTCCTGCACTTGCAGCACGCCCACGGCATGACAGGCTTGGCTCAGTTGGCGGCGTCCGATCTCGACCGCTTGCGGGTTTGGATTATCAAGCGTGATGCGGTCCCAGATGAGCCGATTGGTGTATGGCCCCTCGATGACCTGGAGGGTCATTTCCAGATAGGTGCCGCCGGAACGGGCGGTTTTCACTGTGGAATCGGTGATTACCACGGGGTAATCGCCCGCGGGCAAGGCTTCGCGTGGGCTTTCGGTGGGGATGGCGCTGGCGTCAAAGTTCATGGTAGCCATGATTGGGTTCCTGCTTAGAGCTTAGTTGGAAGGTTCGGTTGGGTGTTGTTGTGCCTGGCTTAGGGCCTCGGCAAAGGCAGTCCAGGACAGGGGGATGACCTCGGGCAGGCCATAGCGGTTACCCGCTACAAAGCCCGGGGTGCCGGTCAGGTAGAGCTTGTTGATGGCGCCCTTAGGGGCAACACCACGGGCTACCTGCTTGCCGTCCGTGGTTTCCTGACGGCGAACGAAACTATCGCGTTGCGCAAAACCAATGACATCGGCCCATTCGTTGAGAAGGTCGCGGGCGCCGGTGCCCTTGTTGGGCTTATGGAGTTTGGTTTCCCATTTGTCGTAGGGCTCAGCCAACGGATCATTGAAGGTCACCACCTGGCTATGGCAGATGATCCCGACGATCATGGAGCGTTGTTTATTGAGATAGTCCAGGCCGGACAGGACCTCGCGCCAATAGGCCAGGGCGATGCCATAGGCTTTGCCATAACCCCCGTGAGCGGTTTCCATGGTCTTGGCGCCTTTGATAGCCAATGGGCAGGAATCCACCACGAATTGATGGATCAGCCGTTCCAGCCAGTCGGCGGAATCCAGTACCACCGTCTTATAGTCGTGATCTTCCTGGGCTAGGGCGGTGATGGCGTCGATGACATCGGCGTACTTTTCCGCCAGGGGGAAGGCGTCTACATCCAATCCCACCAGTCCATCTTCGGTACGGATGAAGATCGGCTTAGGGGCAGGCGCATGGACCATGCCGTTGAAATGACAGCCCGCAAAGAAGGCCGATTTGCCCGTCTTCTCGGGGCCGTACAGGACGATGCGCGGCGGGCTGGCGTGACGAGTGCGGGCGATGGAGGAAAGGGAAATGGCCATTTAAGCGGCCTCCTTCAGTAGTTCCACCTTGACCGCCGGCTTGGCCGGGCGGGTGAGGATGGCCGGCAAAACGCGGCGATAGGCGTCTGGATTGGCTGTAGCCAGGTTCTTCAATCCGGTGACGTTGATCTCTGGTTTGTACTTGATAAGGTCATTGGTAATGGCCGGATCTTCTGTTGCTAAGAGCGCCTGCCAGTTATGCGCCAAGCTGCGGTTCAGGCTTTGCGTGGTGCTGGCCTTGAAATAAGCAGTCTTGACGGTCTGGGTGCCTTCTTCCTTCAGGCCAATCAAGCGGATCAATTGTTCCTCCATCGCCAGGCGATGATCGCGGGCGGCATCTTCCATGCGTTTGGCTTCCAGCAGGTTCCAGGCGGCCGTATCAAGTTCAAAGTTAGGGTTCTGGCTCGGTGTGGGGTTAGTGTTGGGCATGGGCTTCGTCCAGGGTTTCATCCAGGCTGTTCAGGTTAAAGCAGGCGCCCAATTTGCGGGCCGTGGTCCAGATGGGATTGCCGCCCAGGAAGGCGTCTGCAATGGTTAAGAGGTGCATGACGTAGTGTTCGCGGTCATTGGCCGTGGCGACTTGATTGTTTGGCTTGTATTCGGGTTCAGGTTCTGACATGGCAGTCACTTTGTTAGTTAGGTGGATGGGAAGCGGACGGGTAACGGCGCCTTTGTCCTTGGCTTTGGGCATGACGCTTGGAGTAGCTACCCAGGGATGAGATGAATTTCCGTTGCGCTTTGGCTTTGGCGCTGGCTTTGGCTCAATCTTTGGCGCAATCTCTGGCGCGGGCTTTGGCGCGATTTCTGGCGCAATCTCTGGCGCGATCTCAGATGCGATTACTTGCTTCTCTTCTGGCTTATCTGCGGGCTTTTCTTCAGGCTTATCCCGCCCTTTGGCGTGGCGCCAGTCGTAGGGCTGCGGGGTCCATTCCTTTCCGGCTTGGGTGATGGTCCAAGCGAATTGAGAACCGTCAAATTCCCTGTTTACTAGCCCATCTCTATAGCTGTTCGATAGGACTTTACCGATTTGGAAGGTAGACAAGTCACAAGATAGATCGCTATCGAAAAACGATGAGATTTCTTTGGCGCTGAAGTAATCTCCTGGGTTAAGTTTCAGGATGTCCAGAACCTGTTTGCGATTGGTCTGGAAAACGTCCCAGTCTGCACGGGTCATGGCCATCATTTGGCCCTCCATTCGATGGTCACCGGGGTCTGCCAGGCCATAGCCAGCAGGTGGCGCCTGGCCTCGGGTGTGAGATAAGGCGGGAGCTTGGCCTTGAGCCATGGGCGGCCATTGATCGCTGTTGCAGAAATTACCTGGCAACCGGCTTCGATGAGCTGGCCAGCGGCGCCAATGACGAGGGTGGCGTGGTATTGGGTGCGGTTCATTTCGATTCCTCGGTGCCGAATTCAGCAAGCAAGCTGGCCCATTCGTCGATGGCGGTATC